CGGTGTTCGCCCAGTTTGTATCTTAAAATCTAACATCTTTGTATCGAAAGGAAAATAAATGGCTGAATTAACATTAGAAGCGTTGCAACAACAGTTCAATGATCTAAAGAAAAGAGTAAGCATCTTAGAAGGCAATTCAAAAAGAAAAATTGATGTTGAGCCTAAAGCAGGCAATCAGTTCAAACTTGCAGGGCTAAAATGGAAAATCCTTGATGTTCTTGATTCAGGCTGTATGTGCCTTGCAGAAAAATCAGAGTTGACGAGATTTGATCCAGACACAAATGACTGGAGAATCAGTGAACTGCGTCGGCATCTGAATAGTGATCTCCTTGAAAAAATAGAAAATGAAATTGGAGAGGAGAATGTTATTAAATTTGAGAGGGATTTACTGTCTGTTGATGGACAGAATCAATACAGAGCATGTAAAGACAAGGTTTCGCTGCTTACTCTTGACGAGTACAGAAAATACAGAAGTCTGATCCCAAACGAAGAGTATTACTGGTGGTTACTTACTCCATGGAGTACGCCGTGCAACGAATATTATAAATGGACTACCGTTGTTCTTCCGTCTGGCAACTTCGGCTGCAACATTTGCTACGACGGCGACGGTGTTCGCCCAGTTTGTATCTTTTCCCCTTCAATCTTTGAATCTAAGGAGAAGTAATTAAGTGGCAGAAGAACTCAGAGTTATTCTTAAAGTAAAAGAGCTGGCAAAGCATACTTTAATAATAACTTCTAATTGTAACCGTTATCCCAAAAAATATAGGTTCTCACTCGTAGATAAAATGCAAAATAAAGCACTTGAGATTTATGAACATTTATATGAAGCGAACCGAACAGATTTGAGGCTTTATCCTAAAGAGCGATCAGAACTCCAGACAAAAGCAATAACGAAATGTGATGAGTTATTGTTCTATATTGAATTGTCAATGGAGTTGAACATCATCAACAATAAAAGTACAGAATATTGGTCGAAGATGGTTTCAGATATAAAGCATATGGCAATTGCCTGGAGGACTAAAGACAAAGAAAGATAATAAAATTAGGTTATTTGCTGTTAAGACCGTTGTTCTTCCGTCTGGCAACATCAACAACAACAATTGCAACAACAGCAACGGTGTTCGCCCATTCTGTGTCAAACAGGCCGTCAGAGTAGGCATTAAGCCGAAATCAGCAAAAGATACAAAAAAGCAAATGACCTTTCCGAAGAGGATAAATACAAAGGAATTTTTACTATGGATAAAGATCTTATATGCGATTTTCAAAATTTATACAAAGCATACCGAAAAACAAAATCTGGCAAGAAATTTAATGGAAGTTGTGCGAGATTTCAAACAATGAGTCTTGAAGGGCTTCACATATTGAAAGAACAGCTTGAGAATCAGACGTACAGTATGAACCCGTATAACAAATTCAAAATATACGAGCCGAAAGAGCGAGAAATCAAGTCCTGCGCTTTTAAGGACAAAGTGGTTCAGAATTGTCTGTGTTATACCGTTCTTAGGCCAAGGCTACAGTCTCAATTTATTCGAACCAATTATGCAGGCCAGATAGATAAAGGTACTCATTTTGGAATGGATTGCCTGAAAGAGCAGATGCTAAGCTTTTACGAAGAATATGGAACAAATGGATGGATTTTAAAGTGCGATATACGAAAATTCTTTTACACCATAGAACATGATCCGGTGAAGGATATAGTAGATTATTATTTCTACGACGAATATACAGTATGGTTAAATCATTTGTTCATTGATAGTGTTGAAAGCCCGGGTCTTCCACTCGGAAATCCTGTTGCACTAATGTATGCGCTTCTTATGCTTGATGGACTTGACCATTTTGTAACTGGTGAGCTTGGAATAGATAAATATGGGCGCTATTCAGATGACTTTTATTTGATATGTTCAAGCAGAAGTTACGCAAAGTGGTGCAAAGAAGCTGTAGAAGCCTTTGTTAGTACGCTTGGTCTATCGTTAAATGGGAAGACACAAATAGTTCCATTCCGTAAGGGAATTTCGTTTTTGGGATTCCATCATTACGTAACAGAAGATGGAAAGTACATCAGGAAAATAAAAGGCGAAAATAAGCGGAAAATAAAGAAGAAATTGAATAACTGGGTAAAAGCTGTGAGGGCAGGAGAGATGATGTTAACAGAGTTTTATACAAATTATAACGCATGGAAAAATCATGCACTTCACGGGAATTGCAAGAAATTATGCCATTCTATGGATCTTTACGTAGAAGAATTGTTGAAAGGAGTGAGCCAATGAATTATGTAAAAGCCCGATACGAGGGTAGTAAAAGAAGCTATTGCTTTGCAGCAGAGGAAGATTTAAAGCCTGGAGACGAAGCAGTAACTCCAAACGGCACAAAAGTCACAGTAGTAGATGAGCCAGTAGACCTTTCATGGATAGAAGTCTATGGAAGAAGTAATATCAAGACACTTAAAAGAGTGCCAGAAAACAATAAAATTGAACAAGGAGAATAATTATGAGTGAGAGATTTGAGATGTGTGCTGGAGAACGTATAGGAATGATTGTTATTAAAGACAATCAAACCAAAGAAACAGGATTGGGATTTTTCAAAAGTAGAGATGATCTTAGTTTTTTGGAAGCGCTCAGAGACGCTGCGCAGGAATTACTAGATGTATTAAAGGCTGACAAGAATAATGACGCAGGCAGTGCAGAGGACACAGAGCCGGAGCAGGAAGAGAAAAAACAGCCAGTTCCTTACAATGGCACAGTCGAAGTTGTAAAAGGTGATGACAAGCTTTTCCCGACAGGGTTGAAGTTTAAAGTGGTACAAGGCAAAATATCATATTTTTCAGGTGATTTAGCAAAAGACACTATCGCACTCGTGATGTTTAGCAGTTTTACACTTAAATCATTTAAGGAATTGAGTGAGTTATTAAACAAGATAGATATCAAGGTTAAGGAAGTCAAGGAGGGCAAGGAATAATGGCGGATACAGCAATTGTAGAGAGCGGAAAGCAGGCTGTGCAGCAGCCAACAAAGAGAGTAACCGATTATAGTCTTGGAATTTTCGGAACAAGCGATAACTTCATTATGGCTATGCAGATGGCAAAGGCACTGGCAAGCTCAACCATTGTCCCACAGACATTTCAAAAGAATGAAGCAAATTGTCTAATCGCCATTGAGCAGGCTCAGCGATTACGAGTAAGTCCAATGATGGTTATGCAGAATTTACACGTAATTCAGGGTAGACCGTCTTGGAGTTCAAAGTTCTTAATTGCTGCGATTAACAATTCTGGAAAATTCGATATGGAATTGCAATTTGAAGAGACACAGGATAAGGATGGAAAACCGTTTTCTTGTACGGCATGGACAACAAAAAACGGAAGAAAAGTCAATGGAATGACCGTTGACATGGATATGGCAAAAGAAGAAGGCTGGTTGAGCAAAAATGGCAGCAAGTGGAAAACAATGCCACAGCTAATGCTGAGATACAGAGCAGCTTCGTTCTTCTCTAGCCTTAACTGTCCAGAATTGACCATGGGTCTGTACACAAGAGAAGAAATGCAGGACGACGATTTTAAGGAATATCCAATAGAGAACATGAAGGAGCAGGTGCAGCAGGAAATTGCAGAAAACGCAAATTCACAGGTATTTGAAGAACCAAATGAGCAGAATAAGGAAGCAAACAAAGATGCTTTGCCACCTTTTATGTCTGCCTGATCAGGAGATAGCCTATGGATGAAATCAAATGGAGAATAGAAGGGATTTTCAAAGCCAATGCCGCAAAGTGTCTGGATGAAATCGGAAGAGATGCAGAGATAACGCCAGAACAAGTACTTGAGAAAGCAAGAGACGAACAGTCAGAACTTCACAAGTGTTTTGAATGGAACGATAGCATAGCGGCAGAGAAATATCGCTTGCAGCAGGCAAGACAGCTTATTCAGTTCTTTGTAGTTATCCCAAAGCAGGACAATAAACCACCTATTAGACACTTCCAGGTCACAAGTCAGAGAAATGTGTATATGCCAACAACGCATTTTGCAACGCAACCTGACGAGTATCGGAAGTTGCTGCAGAGGGCTTACGCAGAACTGAGAAGCTTTCAAAATCGGTATAAGTCGCTTTCTGAGTTAGAGAGTGTATTTGAAGAAATCGACAAGATAGCAGTCTAAACAGTTTCGATGCTTAATTCGAGTGTTCTATGGATGGTGTAACGGTATGCACCATCTGAGAAAAGAAATGGCTCATATGTCAAAAACATAACAGCACAGGACAGAACATAACACGACACAACAAAACATAACATTGCATCATTCATAGAGCATTCGAGTTAAGCAGATTTTATGGGCTAGTATGAGGCAGCAAGTAAGCCTCAATTATATAGCAAAAAGTGATAGGACAGGACAGAACATAACAATACACTACACTACAAAACAGATTATTTGTTGCTTTATGCTAGCCCATAAGTCAGGGCAGAACAGAATATAGCAAAACAAAACAGTACAAGGCAGAATAATACAAGACAGAATAGTACATAACACGACGCAAAAGGTATCCATTCTATATGTGGCATAAGCAATATGTCATAACAAAGTACAGGATAGTTTAAAACATCACAGAATACAACAATATACATAATTATGCATAGTTTATGCTATATACCGAGTGGATACCAGCAAAACAAACTGGTAGCATTTGCAGGCAGCATGAGTTGCCTAGC